TACGAACTGTATCCGAATCCTCTTCATTATTGGTAATACAAATTCCTTGAGAGAAGAAACCCTCTGGAGAATAGAGTTTTTGGACATGCTCCGTGTCGTCGATCCGTTTTGCTATATATATCCCGTCTGAATGAAAGAGATCTACATGATAAGTCCACACTGTCTGAAGAAGGCTTTTCAGAAAACTGGAATGGATCGCATAGGCCATAAGAGAAAAGACAATCTTGGTTTGTTTAAGAAGAATGGAATTCACTGGAACTGAAAAGAGATCGGTCTTGTCTTTGAATCCGTTATTCGTGTGAAAACGGACCATCTTTGCATCGGCAGGAACATGCGACCAGAACGCTGTCATGAAAGCGTCATCTACACAAGGATGAAAACGGGTATCATCTTCCAGAATCAGATACCAGGCATCAGGTAGCCCCTTATTTACATGTTCCAGATGAATTTGTTGCCACACACTGTAGTGAGAGAAAAGACAACCGAGGTGGCCAGGTGAAAAGAAGCGAAGAGACTCTGGCTTTACGAGGCCTAGACGCTTGATCATATCTTGCACATCTTTCTTGTGACCATTCATTGCGGTAAAGTGTTCATATTCGGTGATGCCGACTCTCTGAAGCTCTCTTACTATGCGCACTTGCCTATCCACCTTTTCATGGAGGGAGATTATATACGTTTTTCTGAAGGTATCCCAACCCATTTATCTAGATAAGTTTCTGCCGTTTTAGACCATGGCAGTCTAAAGATAGGCGGCATAAGTTGTATAGGCGCCCCGCGGCGGGGCGGCCGCCCAAAAATTGACGCGCCGCTGCGCTACAGGTTTTGTGTGGCGGCGGCCAGTGGTCCATTAGTCTAGTGGTCAGGACAGGAGGCTTTGATTCTTAAATGAATGGTAACCTCTTAACCTCGGTTCGATCCCGAGATGGACCTATACTACCCCAGTAGCGCAGTGGATTTAGCGCGACTGCCTTCTAAGCAGTAGGTCGTGGGTTCGATCCCCACCTGGGGTAAAAAGTTAGGATTCTTTAAAAATTCACCTTTGCCTTGATAGCTCAGTGGTAGAGCACCCGCTTTGTATTATTTAACTAAAATAAATAATAGAATAAGCGGTAGGTCCTGGGTTCAATCCCCAGTTGAGGCACAAAGTTTTACGGTATCTTACAACCGTGATTGCTCTCATGGCACAGTTGGTTAGCGCGTGGTCCTTATACAGTTTGTGTATACAAGAGAGGCCGAGGTCGTGGGTTCAAACCCCACTGGGAGCATATTTTTTATGAGGTCAATATTTGATCTGATATAAATTTCCAAAGAAATCCTCCTGCCCTCTTATATTTTGGATTTCCATTACACACCTTTGATATAGTTTGACGATTAATATTATTTTTTAATCCTGCATCAACAGTGCTCTCATACTCTTCTAATAAATTATTATTATCATCATATTTACCAACTCGTTTTCTATTTGGTGATATACCACCATTATTAGTTACTAAATTCTTTGGTTTATATATTGCAAATGTTCCATTTGTTCTTCTCTTTTCCCATATCTTATTCATACTTTCGCTTAATTTAATCTTTCTCTTAGATGTAATTTTTTTACCATAATTAGGATTTTTTTCACCCATCATAGCAACACTTTGTCTTTTTCTTTCATCTTCTGAAACTATTCTACCAAAATTAGGATTATTAGGACCTCTCATTTTATCTGCTCGTAACTTTATAGATTCAGGATGCTGCCGTGAATTCTTTCCACCCTCTCGCAGATTATATCCATTTGGAACCAATGTATTAAACTTCTTAATATACTCCTCTTCATAAATATTACAGTCTTCATCAAAACAGACACAAATTATTTGAAATTTAAAATTATCAATGCCGTGCTTCTTATAAGCACTTGATAAATACCTACCCACTGTATTACATTTGGGCGATTTATGTTGCTTCCATCTCGTCTCTACATCACTGCAAAGTGTCTGCCCAACATATTGTTTCTTTGTGATAGTATTTGTTATAAGGTATATATACCCCATCCCCCCTACTTTATATATCAATAATTTTTTAAGACGGTTTAAAAGCCGGCCCCGCTCTATAGTATAGGAAATCAAAACGCCCGCTAAAAATTGACGCGCGGATTTCCTAGTTGATCTAGTGGGTTCAAGGATGCATACAGCAACCCAATATTATCGCCAATAATATTGCATCCTGGATACTAACAGGTTTGTCCGAGTGGTTAAGGAGGCAGGCTTAAGATCTGCTGGAGCAATCCGCGTGGGTTCGAACCCCACAGCCTGTATAGAGTTTCCCTGTTCTCCAAAAATAGGGTGGTGATCACCGCGATCCGTCCGCTGTTCTCGTCAAACAGCATTTCCTCCGATATAGTGTAAAGGTCAGCATACGTCTCTTTCACAGACGAGATCCGAGTTCGATTCTTGGTATCGGAACCACACTCATAATTCAGTGGTAGAATGCTACACTTCCAATGTAGATACGCGGTTTCGATTACCGCTGAGTGTAAACAGTTTGGTTCTTCTGTAAAAAGAACCTGGTGGAGGAGTCATATTTTACTGGCGTAGTTCAGTTGGTAGAACGCAGGCCTTTTATCATACATTACTAGTGTAATGATTGATAGCCTGTAGCCGCGGGTTCGAGCCCCGCCGTCAGTATCTAAATATTTTTTTATGAAATCAGAGTCTGTTTTTCATAAATCTTTTTAAATTCTTTCTTAGCATCCTCCAAAATTTTTGCGTCTTTAGCACATTCCACATGTTTATCAAGTTCATATGTAATCACTTCTGTAGGGCGATTAAGATAGAATAATGTGATCTTTGACCGACATAAATGGTCAGGCCCAACCCAAATACCATGCAATCCGGAAATTTCAACCATTCTTTGCCCAATACGAACCAAGCGTGACATTATAATTAAAAATGATCTTATATTTTATTGTTTAATACGCTAGTTAGCAAACCCTATCCTCTCTACTTCAAAACCACGCGGATCTTCTTCTTCTTGGCAGGCGGCGCACCCCCATTTGCCAGGGCATACTCCCTCTCCTCGCGCATCTGATTCCACGCCTTCTCAAAGTCGCCCAGATCCAGGAGCCACATCTCCCTCGCAGTCGTGGCCTCCAGTGCTGAAACCGCAGCCTGAGCCTTCACCACCAGCGCCTCTGCATCCTGGATCGCTGACGCCTTCACACGATCCATGCGGAGCCGTAGGAGATACTCATACCCATCAATGCCCTCAGTCCCTGCAGGAATAAAGGGCAGATCTGCCTTCTGCAGCGCCGCAACGATCTGCTCGTCCGTCGCCCGCCGCAGCTCAATGGTCCCCTCCAGAACACCGCGGATAAACCGCGCCTTCGCATCAGCCTCCACCGCCTCTGTCTTCAGCCTATCCATCTCCTTCTGACGGCGCTCCTCATACTTGGCCAGACGAGGCCCATAGAATGCCTCCAGCATATCACCCACACATGTGTATCGCACGATCTTCATCTGTGTATCGAAACACACCATGTTACTCGTGCGCCAGGTGGTGGCCAGACGGAACCGCTTCTCAAACTCCGCAGGATTCGCCTTCGCCTCCTCATAGTAATAAGGATCCAGAGTGAGGTCAAAGCGAACATCCACGTGATTGTAGAGATCATCGTAGTTTACTAGAGCCTGCTTTCCATCCTCCATCTTTCCATTCTTCATGTCCTTGTTCACACACATCTCATCCAAGAATGCCTTATAGTCATTCGTCCACGTGCCCACAGGGAGCTCCGTGATACTGACAATCTTCTTTGCATCGTCAAAGGTATAGAGGCCGCGAGTGACCCACACGCCATCCGAGACCGCCGTCATGCGCCCCTTGAACCCCAGCCACCAAGGCTGAAGAGCGAGGTTCTCCAGCGACTCGCGACGACCCTCGAGCCGATCACGCAGCAGAGCTAGGATGTCATTCGGATTGAACGGCGGAATGTCCGTGCTGAATGCAGTGCCAATGCCTACGCATCCATTCATGAGGAGAAGAGGAATGGTGGGCCAGTAGCACTCAGGCTCCACGATCAGGCCATCGTCGTCCAGATGCTTCAGAATGCCAGTGTCCTCCTTTCGCAGAATAGTGCCAACGATCGGCTCCAAGTGCGTGTGGATATACCTGGCAGACGCCGCATCCTTTCCACCCATGAGACGAGAACCAAACTGTCCAATCGGCGCCAGCAGATTGATGTTGTTTGCACCCACAAAGGTCTGGGCCATGCTCGTAATTGCGCCCGTCAGAGAGGCCTCACCGTGATGATAGGCCGCGTGCTCTGAGACATAGCCTGCCAACTGTGCAACACGAATCTCGGATGTCAGGCCCCTCTTCAGACAGCCAAATACAATCTTGCGCTGCGACGGCTTGAGGCCATCGATGAGGTGGGGAAGAGAACGGATATTGTCCGCATTGCTGAAGTGGATGAGCTCATCGTGGATGAAGCGAGCAAAATCCACCTTGCCTCCAGGACCGAGGGTCAGAAGGCGCTGAGGATTGTAACCTGCCAGCCACTTCTTGCGATCATCCGCGCGCTTCTTACTGAAGGCGAGAGACAAGCTCTCATCCGTCTCGTCGCACCACGTATACTTGATCTCATGGAGTTCCTTGAACCACTCCTGAGCCTCTGCAGGTGTGCTGGTGCCCAATCCCTTGTAATACTTCAGTGTCCATCCCTTTCCAGCGGTCTCCTTCCACGCCTCAAACTCGCCCTGCGAGTAGAAGCTCTGGACCTCTGACCGCCGAGTCGCCTTGAGAAGAGGAGTCATGAGAGAGCAGATGAAGCCGGCCTTCATGAGAGACGGCCACTCACTGTGAAAGAGATTCATCAGAAGTCCCTTGATATGAGACCCGTCCAAATCCTGATCTGCCATCACCATCACGCGACCATAGCGCAGAGACTTGAGGTCCTTGTAGACCTTGCCCTGCTCCAGGCCGAGAATCTTCTTAATAGCAGTGAGCTCCTCATTGTTGCTGAACTTTTCGGCACTAACGTCGCGAACATTGAGCATCTTACCCTTGAGAGGAAAGACGCCCCAGGCCTCGCGACCCACGATCTTGAGACCCGTGATGGCGCTCGTGGCGGCTGAATCTCCCTCTGTGAGGATCAGAGTGCAGTCACCAGACTTGCCAGATCCTGCCCAGAGGGCATCGACCAGCTTCGGCATTCCACGCAGAGTTGTGCGCTTCTTACCATCCGTCTTCTTCGCATCCTTGGCCGCCTTCGCCTCCAGAATACTCTGTGCCTCATCCATCAAGCCAATCTTGACTAGGCCCTCGACGAGCTTGCCGCCAGACTTGAAGGTGCTGCCGAACTTGGCCGCAGGCGTGGTGAGACACTCCTTCGTCTGCGAGTCGAAAGACGGATTGACAATGGTGGAGTTCACGAAGAACATGACGCTGTCCTTGAGCTGCGCCACCTTGATATCCAGCTTCTTCTTCTTGAGAGCGAGCTCGCAGAAATCACCGAGGATGTGCTTGACAACCGTGTCGACGTGCTTACCACCCTTCTTGGTATTGACGGCGTTCACAAAGCTGACGTGCTTCTCCTCGGCTGCAGTGTCCTCGTCGTCGAACAGGGTCCGAGTCAGAACAGCGGCAACCTCCCACCGATCTGAG